AGCCACGTCAGCGCTTTGCCGCCGGCGCCGCTGGCGTAGACGATGTAGCCGGCCAGGCCCGCTACGGCGGCAATCACGGCGCCGATGGGTGTGAGCAGCGTTCCCAGCAGCGTCATCACCGTGGCGACTGCCGTGCCCAAAATACCGATCGCGCTGCCGATGCCGGTAATGATCGTGGCAATCCCGCCGAAGACGAACGCCACCATCTTGGCGGCCACACCCAGGGCCACGAGCGCCGCACCGGCCGCGGCAACGACACCGACGATCTTGGCGGCCGTGATGACAAGCTGCTTGTTTTGGCCAATCCACGCACCGACAGTCGTGGTGATTCCCTTGATTCGCTTGGCGAACACCGAAAGCGACTCTGCCAGGGCTTCGCCGATTACAGACAACATGACCAGGCCGGCTTGCTTCACTTGGGCGAAGGCGTGAGCAATCATGCGGGTCATCTTGGCGTAGGCCGTCTCGGTCGCTCCCGCGCGGTCGGCCATCGACTTGACATCTTGGGAAAAACCCTCGATATTCTTAAGCGCGGGAAAGACACCCTTCAGTGCCCGGATGTTGGGGAACAGTGTGGCAATTGCTTCGGGTGGCAACTGGCTGATTCGCTCGAACACGCCGGCCAAGCCCTCGCTCTGGATCGTGGCCGCGTTCAGCTCGAAACCAAGCTGCCGGGCAAGTGTGGCGCCCTCGGCGCTGGGCTTGAGGAACGACGACAGGATCGCGTTGACCGCCGTCATGGCCTGTTCGGTATCCAGGCCGTTGCGGGTCAAGACGGCGATCGACGCGCCAAGCTCGTCCAGTCCCAGCCCGGCGGTGGCAGCGATTGAGGCCGTTTTACCGATGTTGGGAGCCAGTTCGCCGAAGTTCGTTTTGCCCTTCTTGACGACTTGGAACAGAAGATCCGAAACATCGGCCGCGTGATCGGCAGAAAGCCCATAGGAATTCAAGACCGTGGTAATTGCATCAGCGGCCGTGGCCGTGTCGGTGATGCCCGCTTTGGCCGCCTTCGCAGCTACGGCCAGCACGTCCAGAGCTTTGGACGGATGGACCGACGCCGAGAGGATATCGTACAGCCCGCCGGCCAGCGTGCTGGTGGACTCGCCGAACTCGATCGACATCTCGCGGATGCGACGCCGAAAGGTGTCCATGTATTTGGCCGGTTCGTCCAGCATCGTGGAGACGTTGGCCATCTGCTGCTCGAAGTCGGCAAAGACTTTCACGCCGGCCACCAGCGGTGTGGCCATCGCGGCGGTGAGCTTCAAGAGCTTCATGCCAAGCTGCTGCGCACCCGTGCCAAACGCTTTCAAGCGGCGCTGCGCCATCTGAAGACCACGGACCAGGCGATTGTCCTTGGTATACAGTTCGACGTACGCGGCGCCGGCCCGGACGGTCTGAGGAGATGGCATGGCTTACTTGTCCCCTTTCGCTTTCCGTCGCCCCGGCCAGTTGTCCACAAAGACGGTCTTCAAAATGCTCAAATCCTTGGTCTTCACCAGCGGCCGTTTTTCGTCTTTCTCCGGCGGATAGGGATTGAAGTCGACCGGTGTCTTCGGAGCCGTCTTCTTAGGGTCCCGGTTGGCGTTGAAAAGCATCGAGAGGATCTCGGCCGTCTGCGACCAATGGAACCGGCCGCGGGCCTCGGCCATTTGCGTGAGTTCCCGCAGCGTCAACGGTCCCGGTTCGACTCCGACAATCCCGGCAAGTTTCCAAATGAGTCGTCGAACTTCTGCAGCTGTGACTCGACGGCCCGATCCAGACGCGGGTCGTCCAGCTTGGTATCCAGGAAGTCGCGGGTCTTCTCCAGCCAGACGTTCATCTTCCCGAGCATCTTGCGCATCCGCTCCCGATCCCTCGGGCTCGGGGTAAGATTTACGACTTCCTCCAGTAGAGCCTCCGTCGCACGGTCGATTGCGTCGCCGGCCATCGCTCGCCCGAAATCTTCGTCCGAAATACCGCGGTCGTCGGCCTGCGGCTGGCAGACGACGTATATCACGTCGACCAACAGGACCGGGTCGGTCGCCAGGTCGGTCAAGAGGCTCTTCTTCTTGTCGCTGGCGTCCAGCAGATCGACGCCGCAGACGCCGCGGACGCGCTTGATGGCATCCACATTGATCTCCACGTTCCAGGCCCGGCCCCGGTTGTCGGTAAACTGTTGCATTGCGAAACTCCCGTTAGGGGGTGCTGTCGTACAAACCGCCGATCTTCAGTGTCGCCGCGTCCGTCGAGCTACCATTGGAGGCACAGATCTTCTCGATCGTGCCTTCGCTGAACGGATCGTCCGAAAGCCCGGCCACGTACCACCAGGTCTGATCGGCGGCCAACTTCTGGTTTCCAAGCAGGCTCGTATCGCTGCGGAACTCCAGATGCGTTCTCTGCGTCGAACAGGCGGCAATCACCAGCAGGTAGTCCGTGTGGACCTCCAAGTCGATGACCACCTGCTTGGTCAATACCACCGCCGTATCGACAGGGGGAAGCACGTCGCCGGCGCCTGACTGGATGTTGATCTCGTTGCCCACCACGCCGGCGTCCATGCCGAAGCGCACACCACCGTCCCAGTAGACATCCACCTTGTCGCCCGACTGGATGCCGTGGCCGTCGGACAGGGTGACCACACCCGCATCGTCCTGGCTGCGGGTGGTCAACGTGCCCGCGTTGCCGGCCGGGAGCGTGAGATGTTGCGGTGGCAGCCCGCCGGTGGCCGTGCGGTGAATCCGCGATTGGATATGCACGTCCGGCAGCGAAGCGGCGATGGTCAGATTCGCGCTGAGCATATCAGTCGATCCAATCGGGAATGCGCAACTCGTCGTTCGGCTTGGCCTCCACAGGCACCGTCATGCCCTCTTCCAACGGCTCGTTGCGGCCGAACTTGGTTATCACGAAGTCGGCGTCCAGGCCTTTTCCGTCGGGAGGCGCGGCGTCAAAGACGGCCAAGGCAATCGGCGTGTCGTTGAAGAAAGCATCCTTGATGGCGACGATGTCGGCATCGTCGGGATCCCACACCATCTCCCATTCCAGCGTGCCGTCCATGAGGGTCGTTTTGGTGCTTCGCCACTTACCCGATTTGCGCCTCGTGATGTCGGCCGTACCCTTTTCGATGCTGAGAGTTACGTCTTTGACGTTCTCCACCAGCGTGCTGGCCGTCGTTCCGGCCGCCCCCCGATAGAACTTGCCGTCCAGGCCTAATTTGAAAGTGCTCACCTGCCTGATCTCCTGATCATCGGATGGAGCCTTCCCACATGGAGGGAAGGCGGTCTTCTGTCTGTTTCAAAGCCGGGCCCATGTAGGGCCGCGGCTCGTACTCATCGCCCATGTATCGCAGGCCGTGTTCGTGGACCGCGCCCACGCGGCCGATCAGCGTGCGAGACGGACCAATCACCACACGCTGGGCACGCTTCTCCACGGCGTAAAGAATCGCGCGAGGCAACCGCCGGGTGTGCGTGTGCGGTGGAGTGCCCTCGGCGGACGGCCCTTTACGCTTGCGGATACTCCACTTGGCCGCCAGGCGGATGGCCGCACCCGCGTGAGCCAACGTGCGGATGTTTGCCCGGCGTGTTTTGCGGAGCACGATCTGCACGTCGACGCGGGTGCGGACGGTCATGCCGATCACCGGCTCACTCCTCTTGCGCTTCCAACAGCGCGATCCGGGTCTCGTGATCGGCGGAACGTTGCCAGAGTTCCTGGTACGACTCAATGGCCCGCTCGATCTTCTCGCCCATTTCGGCGACCTGAGCGGCAATCACCGCCAGCTTGGCATGCACCATGAACATCCACGGTGCCAGTGCCAGGATGGCCGTCATCGCCACGCCAACCACGATTCCCCAAGCCTGCATGTCCATCACAACATTCCTCACTTGCCGGTAGCGTTGTCGTTACCGCTGGGGATACGGTCCTTGAGGTTGTCGATCTTATCGCCGATCCTCTCGAACAGGCGCTGGACCAACAGCGGCTCACCCTCCTCGATCTTCCGTCCGATCCGCCGGGAGATGAGCCACAAGCCGCCACCGATAGCCAGCGCCAGCGGTCCGGAAAGCCCCAGAGCACTACCGAGCAATCGTCCGGTCGTCAGGCCCAAGGAACCGTCGCCGAGCTTCTCCTGCGCAAAATCCTTGACGTAGGCACGGGCGATATCCACCTTGCTGGCATCCTCGCCCAGTTCCTCCTTGACTTTTGCCAACCGGGCCTCAAAGCGCTCCTGGAGGGTTTCCCGGTCGCCGATGATGGTGTTGACGGCCTCGCGGAGTTTGCTGTTTTCCTGCTTGGCGGCCTCGACCTCGGACTTGACTTCAGCCACCGCTTTGACGGCCGGATCGTCGGCGGGAGTTGCCGGCAGGTTTTCGGTCTTCTCCCGACGAATCTCGATCAACAACTCGGTGATTTTCTCCTGTCCGTCGCCGATCCGATCGAGCTTCTGGCCGATGGGCGAGAGATCGATCGACGGTGCGGAACCGGGGAGTGTCGGCCAGGCGTCGCGACGGCCCTGGTTGTAGGCCTCGCCCTGCCCTTGCTCGTATTGTCGGTACTGCGGCGTAGGCAGCAGTTGGTATCGCCAGCCGCCCGAGGGACACGTGCCGCCGGGGCACTGGGTGGGTGACGAATCGTCCGTGGCGGAAGTGCGGGGTTTGGCGGCTTGCTTGCTTCCGAACGCCCGATACAATGCTTGCACGGAGGTGGCGATGCCGTTGGAGTTGTCGCCGGTGCGCGCCCGCAACAGGCCGACAATCATTCGGCCGTCGGCATCGAAAATGGCCGAGCCGCTACGCCCGTTGGCCGGAGTGGGCGTGAAGTACAGATCGTTGTCGTTGTAGCCCAGGGCGTGCCCCTTCCAGCCGGTCGACCACGTGCCGTTCGCGCAACCGACCGACGTGAGCGTCTCGCCCGGTCGGACCACGTAGTCGGGCGGAGCAACCGGGACGATCTTCGGTAGCACGCCATCGAAGGCCGACTCGGGCACAACGACCATGGCCCCATCGGCCGATTTGGATTGCCGGACGACTTTGCCGGTCAATGGGAGGGAAA